GTGTTGTGACTTGAAGGCGTGTGAGGATGGGCAAACGCCTACCTCAAGAGCATTACCAAGAACACCTGGGTGCTTGGCAGCCCAATAACGACCAGTTGGGATTGTCCCAGCCATTGCGTTATAGGCATCTTCGTTTTGGATTAATTCACCACCACCACTTTCGTTAGTTGCGTTCAAAGCAGTGCTTTCGTCGGCAACACGAACAACTCTTAGAGTATTACCATACTGTAAGAAGTTTGCGGCAGTGAAGAATGAGACGGCGGTATCGCCGTTGGGCTTACCGAAGGTTTTTGCTAGTTCGTCTTCAGACGAGATTAGCACCCTCTCATTGAGAGGACCCCAACGGAAAGCACCTGCGACTGCACCAGCGGTTGACGCAACGGCAGGGACTACCGTAGTTAAGTCAATTTCGCTGACGTTGACGCCTGGGCTTAATTGGAATGGCATATTCATTCTCCTTTATATTTAACCATGATTAGATACGAGTTCAGACCTCATATTCCGGCATAATTATTTATCGTTTTACAGTTTTCAAAGTAGGAAATCATCAGAACTGGTCCATCTTGTGCCACTTCTATCAGTGAAACTTTCTCCATTTGATAGTCCATCATCTATAATTCCGAATGGCGTTAACTCTTCATCAATCATGTCTGAATTCATTTCTTGTATCCTTGCTCTCACATCGAGGTCTGTCACTTCCTTAAAATATTTCTGAGATGATAACCAAGCAAACAGAACAAGTGTCATAACCAAGTCGTCATGGGATCCTACTTCGGCTTCATAACTATTTCCTTTACTAATAAAGGTATTCAATTCTTGTATAATATCGAAATCATTAAGTATCAGTTGGTCGTTCTCAATTAAAGTCTTCAAGTTTGAACAACCAATTCTTTTTACCTGCTTAGTGGTTCTTACACCCATCTGCACCCTTGAGCCGAAGCCAGAGCCGATTTGCTGACCAGACCTTCCTTTAACACTTGTTTGAAGCATGTTTTCATACTCCAATTCGTGGTGAAGGATGTCTGCGACTTGCCCACCAATATCGTTAATTTCAACCAGTATCAATGCTTGATTGTGTCCCCTAGCCGCATTGTAGATAACGTTAGGGTATAGCATTGGCGGTATCTCTCTTGACCTATACTTCGCTACAACTTCGTATGGGACTTTCGTCACATCGATAACTGTAAAGGCAGAATAGTCAATACCAGCACCTCTGGATGTATCAACAATCAGGACATAGTTATGTCCTTGTTCAGGTTCTTTATAAACATCAAAATTGTCTTTTCTATATTTAGAGTTTGTGAAAGTTAGAGTTCTGAGTTTTGCACCACTGATAAGAGTGTTGCTTGAACCTATAAATTCACATTCGAATTCTACCCTAAATTGTTCTTCACTGGTATTTGCAATCTGTTCTTGTCGCCACTTTTCGTCACGACCTGGAATGTCTGACCAATGAACATCTACTGTCTTATATAGATTTCTTCCTTCCTCTGCGTCTGTCCAAAGTTTATAGAACATATTCAACCCGTTCGGGGTCGATGTAATCAAAACCTTAGAAGTCTTACCAGAAGAAATTGTTGGGTAAACTGAACTAAAGAAGTCGTCTGCTAACTGTGTTGGAACGAATGCAAACTCATCTAGGTAAATCAAGTTAAATGAGCCACCACGAATTGCGCTTGAAGACGTTGCACTTGCAAGAATTTTAGAACCATTCTCAAGTTCGATATTACCTTTGTTCCATTCTACAACACCTTGTTGCAACCAGCGAGGAAGTGCTTCGAATGCACGTTGAATTCTGTGCATAATCTCACGGGCTTGCGATAACTTGTGTGCAAGAATAGCGATTGAAAACTCTTCATGGAAAAGAACATACCACAACAACATTGCCGCAATCGTAGTAGTCTTACCAGACTGTCGTGGCATTTTACAAATGACAAATCTGTTCTTTTCTGTCTTTTTAATAATGTCAACTTGAAAATCGTATGGCGCAAATGGGATAAAACCCTGGTCGATGTTAACAATCTTAACGTATTTGCGAATGAAAAATTCTGGGTCATCTTGGCATAGCAAGAATTCAGACACCTCATTGGGTCCGAACTCAACTGGAACGTTTGCACGTTTTAGATTAGGGTTGCCAAGATAATTTTCAGCCATCTATTTCACCACGTTTTGACTTCAACATCTTAGCAAGTTCTGCCGTAGAACCAATGAACAAATTGTTATTGGTCGTGTTGTTCTGCTTTGCTGGCTCTTCTTTTTCAAGTTCTCTTTTTTGCTTGCGTAGACTTAGCAAGTCTTTGTTTGCCTCAGTCATCGTTTTGATTAACTGTGCGGCAACTTCATATGTGCGAGGGCTTTCACTCTCTTTGGCAAGCATAAGAATACCATCGATTGCGATGTTACCCTTCTCAATCATGTCTTTCAAGTTCTTCCTAGCATACTCAAAGTCCTCTTCTGTCGAATTATCATCCGACAAAATTTGTAGGTCGTGCTGGACTGTCGCTTGAATTACTTCTTGTTTCTTCTCAATAAAGTCAATATCAAGCGCATTGTTTATGCTATTAAGGTTGTCGTTCTGTTCCATCGAAAGGAGCCTCACTAATTGTCACTTCTTCTGCATAGTTACTATCTTGTGGTGTGGCGCCATCTGGAGTTACTTTCGCATCAATGTAAGCATACTCTGTGTCAACCGCAAAATCAGGAGTAGACCAAACATCGATAAATGTTTTAGTGATAACTCCCTGTTCAGTAACTTTACCGTAAATATTACCTTCAATCGTAAAATCTAACTGATAGATTAGAGCCCGTCTTTCTGTGAAGCCGCCCTCATAAGTATCTTCAGTTGATATACTATCTAGTCGAATAGGAATGTCACGTTTCAACTCTGGCACATCTTCTAGTTCCTGAATTGTTACGTTAAAGTGTGGTCTGAAGTATGGCAAAATCTGTTCTAAGATTTGTGTGCCTTCTTCAGCGTTTTGTGTATATACGAATAATGAAAAACTAAAAATGTATGGTGTTGGAGAGTAAGTCATCCGTTTAGTTGTTGCCGTTGCTGGCGCAGAAATCTTCTGCATATTGGATACTTTTCTCTCTGGGTCGTATGCAAGACCTGTCATTTCAAAAGACATTACGGGTAGACTGATAGCAGTCTGTGTGCCACGAATACCACCATCTGTGATACGAGCCAATGTTTTTTCTTTTGGTGCATATGATACAGGCACCTTGAAACGCTTAATTTCGTTACCACTCGCATCAAACTTACGAATGTTAATGTCGTTAAACAGTGCGCCAAAAAGCACAACCATTTTACGAATTGATTTGTGATAAAAAGTATGACCTAACATTAGAAGTTCTCACTGAATGGGTTGTTTTCAGAGAAGTCAATAAAGCCTGTGGCTTCATCCTGAACCGCTTGATTGTCTGCATCTGGTGCATTTACCATAGCGATTTCGTTTGCCGCACCAATACTCCATGACGCACTAGATGTTACACCAGTTACGATAGCGGTTGGTCCAGTTCCGAATTGTCCAGAGATATTTGCAATTCTCAAAAGTTGTGTCGTGTTATTCCAAGAACGAACTTCGGCAGTTGCAGTAGCGTTTGCTTGGCTAGCACCTTGATAGATACTCTCGCCAGCAATGAAGTCGCCTGTGCCTGTATTGAGTGTCAAATCAATCGTGTATTCGTTAATCGTCTGAACGTCATCAATTTCTGCAACACCAGTATCAAACTCTTCTTGGTTGTATTCAAAGAATTCACAACGGAATGTGTAAATGTAAGTTTTACCTAGTTGATAAAAAACTTCTTCATCTTCTACAAATTTGATTTCAAGTAAGTGGTCAGTCATAGGAAGATAAATCAAATCTCCCTCTCTTGGTTCTGTTAAACCAGTTGCACTGCCAACTTCATCATTCCAACGAGTTACAGAGCAAATAAGGTTCATACTGTCTCTTACTTCAACACCAAACTTCGAAAGCAAATCACCATCACCCTCAAAACCCTCAACGTTCTGAAGATACATTTCAATCGTAACGGCATCATCGTATGAATTGTTACGAGTTTCGTTGAAGATGTTATCGATAAACTCTGTGGTTCTAGGGATATACTTCACATCGTGTCCATGAATTTGAATGCTTTCGACCACAAGGTCGTTAGTCAAATCTTGTTCTGGCACATATGTGAACTGGTTGAAGTAAGGATTAGTAGCCATCTTTTACCCCGTATAGAAATCAACTGGCAACTCATGTCGCAATTGCATTTCTTCTTCTAGCCTTTGTATTTCTTCCTGGGCAGACTGTAGAATTTGACCACCGTTCATAGTTACACCACCAGGCAACTGAATACCTTCGTATTTCGAAACATTCATACCCCATTGCTCTTTGAACAATGCAGTGGTATACTCTTTAAGGAATCTGTCGTTGTATACTTGTGAGAAGTTCGTTGGGTCGATAATCGCATAACATTCGATTACGATATAATCACCAACTGAAGTCTTCTCTTCCCAATCCATATCAATATACAATCTGTCTTCGTGTCTTGCATATCTGATTTGGTGAGTGTTGTTAAACATGTCGTCAATCAATGACAAGTGTTGCTGATAAGTTGCGTAGGTAGAAATGTCATTCGCTCTACGGAAATCAAAGAAATCGTTCAAATGTAATTGATAACTTACATCGAACATATCAGCACCGTTACTGTTGCTTGTCATGTTGAACACACGAATAACGCTAGTCAAGTCATCGGTTAGTGTGACATATTTGTTTGTAATATCAGCCTGAGTTACCTCATGCTTGACGTAATGACGCTTCACTGCGTCACTGTGATATTCTTGGAAATACTGTAGCGCATCGTCTAGTCTGTCTTCAAGT